GAGCCACCACCAGGAAGGTCGCGCTCACTGGCCCCCCTCGCCGTTGGTCAGCAGCGGGACGTCGCTCCTGAGCAGCTGCTTGTTCGCCTGGAAGAACTGGGCCGCGTCGGGCTCCAGCTCCGCGGCCGCCTCCGCGGGCGTCCGCAGCCAGCCCTTCAGCCGGCCGTGCTCGACGTTGAGCGCGAGGATGAACCTCTTGTTGAGCCGCAGGTGGACGTTCCCGTTCTTGAACCCGCGCACGTCGAAGATCAGCTCCGGCTCGCCGCCGTTCTTGGTGAACCAGAACTCCTCCAGGGCTCCCGGCGTCCACTCCTTGCGCCCGTCCCAGCCGAGGCGGCGGTCGAACGTGGTCGTGTTGAAGCCGAGGTTTTTGGCGATCGTCAGCAGGTCGCCGACGAACTCCGCGCCGCGCTCTTGCAGGCCGCGCTCGAACGAGTAGCTAGACTCGCTCACGCCGCCGGCCCGGTGCGTCACGATCCGGTAGTCCAGCGCGTACCGCTCCGGCTTGTCCTCGTCGTCGTGCCGGATGTAGCGCCACTGCTCGTCACGCCACGTCCGCTGGTTGCTCTTGTAGAGGAACACGTTGGCCTTGCTGACCATCAGCTCGTAGGTCTCGACCAGTTGCCGGTCGATGTATCGGTTCGCGTTCTTGATCACCCAGATCACGACCGCGTAGATGTTCCCGAGCGTGAAGTCGACGTGGACGTTCGCGTGCAGCGTCTCCAGGAGCAGCTTGCGGCTCTTGGACGTCAGCCGGTCGGTCACCGCCGACAGGTGCGCGAACAGCTCGTGCCAGTAGTCGCTCCGCAGCCCGGAGAGCCGGGCGTGCAGGCACTTCATGATCCGCTCCGGCGAGATGTCGAACTCGCGCAGCAGGTCGGCGTCGAGGTCGGCGACCAGCTGGTAGTTCCGCTCGATGTGGGCCAGCTCGGCGTTGTAGATGTTGACCAGCGCCTCGGGGTAGGACGGGCCGACGACCAGCTGGGCGAACTTCGCCTTGCGCTTGTCGGCGTAGGCCCGCCGCAACCTCTCTTGCTCCTCGTCGTCCTCGGCGTCGCCCTTGGCCTCGCCGAACTTCTCGAAGATGCCGGCGAACTGCTCCCTGAACCGGCGCCGGAAGGCGTCGTCCGGGCCGTCCCCGGCGTGCCGGTCGCGCTCCAGCCCGATCCTGAGGAGGACGACCTTCGCCCGCGCCTGTCGCTCGGCGTCCTCGAAGTCGAAGCTGCCGACCGGCTTCGCCGTGGCCTCGCGGTAGCGCAGCGCGTCCTTGATCCGCGCGGACGCGTCCCACCGCTCCGGCAGGACCAGGTAGACGACCTGGCTCGCGGCCTCCCTGATGATCTTCTCCGCCCACGCGTCGTGCTGGCTGAAGGGCGGGTTGCAGAAGATCACGTCGACGCGCTTCGACAGGAGCGACTGCTCCTCGAACTCGGTCCCCACGACGAAGACGTCCGGGTCGAGCTGCTGGAGCAGCGGCTGCGACTTCTCGATCGCGTAGAGTTCGCGGAAGCCGTCGCGGTGGTAGCCCAGCTTGGCGTCGCGCAGCGCCCGCAGCACCTTCCCGTTGCCGGCCCCGATGTCGAGGACGGAGCCGTGCGGGACGTCGGACCTGCCGACGTCCCTGATGACCGCCGCGATGATCGCGTCCGTGGTCGGGTACCACTCGAAGTCTTGTCCGGCGGCCTTCACCGCCGCGACCAGGCGGTTGACCGGCGCGGCCGCCCTCGGCTCCAGCGTGAGTTGTTCCGCGCTCACGACTGGCCTCCGTCCTCGTGCGGCGCGAGCTTGAACTCCAGCTCGTCCAGCGGGATGTGCTCTTGCCGGCAGTTCGAGAAGTAGGGTTGCCCCTTCAGCTCGAAGGTCCTCAGCCACCGATCGATGTGCGCCCCGACGTTCCGGAGCTCCATCGGCTCCGGGGTCGTCGGCAGGTCGCAGCCGTCCAGCGACTGCGGGATGACGTAGTAGCGGCGGCTCACGAGAGCCTCCCCTCGCGGCACGCCTTCATCCCCATCGCGCCGATCTTGGTCAGCGCGCGGTAGTACTCGTCGCTGAGGTGGTCGCCGCTCAGCTCGTGCGCCAGCTCGTGGATGATCAGGTCGTCGATGGCCACGCGGTTGGACTTCAGGTCGAACCAGCGGCCGCCGAGCCTGAACTTGTTGAAGCTCAGCCGCCGTCCGCCGTAGGACGCGAGCGACAGCATCTTCTCGGTCGAGAACATCGACACGGAGACGTCCACTGAGATCGTTTCCTCTGCGAACCTCTTCGCGTACTCGGCGACGGCCTTCATGTCCGGAGTCCACTTGTCCTCCGGTATCGGGGCGACCTGCGCGGCGGCCAGCGCGTCGTCCGCCCAGACCTTCGCGCTCGGCGTCACCTTGCCCGCCGGCGCGATCAGCGCGTTCTTCCTCACGTTGTCCCAGACGGCCTTGCTCATGTGTCCGCTGTGCACCACCTGGTAGCCGCCGCTCACCGCCAGCTTGTTCGCCTCGCGGTCGCTCGGGTCGTAGCTGACCCGCGTCTCGCCGAAGCGTTTCGTCACGTAGTCGGCCGCGGCCTCCTTCGTCACGTTCGGCGACTCCATCGCCGTCTGGACCCAGCTCGCGTTCATCGCGGACGCGTCCAGCATCCCGTGGATGCCGTTGAAGAGAGCGACCCTCAGGGTGTTCAGGAAGTTCACGGTCACGTTCTCGCGGTCGAGGGTGAGCGGGACCTTCTGCGACACGTCGACGTGGTACTGGCAGTCGTGCTCAACGACCGGGATTCCCATCTCGTAGATGGTCGCGGTCTCGTCGGCCCCGACCTCGTAGCACCGGACGTCGCAGGAGCGCCACACCTTCCGGAGCGCGCCCTCGTCGTCCGCTGCCTCGGTCGGCAGCTCGGCGACCCTGACCGTCGCGACCGGCGTCCGCGTCGCGAGGACCTTGTCGTTGAACCGCGTCTCGATGGTGGCCGGCGGGATGAGCCGATCGACCGCCGCGCACGCGGCGTCGAACTCCTTGCGCGTGATCCTCATCACGCACTCGAACACGCTGCCGGCGCTTCGGCGCGGCGCGTCGTGCTCGTGGCGACCGAGGTCGTCGAAGGCGACCGTGCCCTTCGTCGTCGTCACGCTGGCGGTGTCGCAGAGCGCGAGCACCAGCTTCTCGCCGAGGTTGAACCGGCCGCGCTTCTCGGGGTCGGCCTTCTTCACGCTCTCGGCGAAGAGAGTGTACGCGTGCGAGAGTTTCGAGAAGCCCTCGGGCGCGTCGTCCTCCACCCGGAGGGTAGCGCGGTCGGTGCCTTCACCGTAGCCGAAGTCCACCCGGACGTTCGTCACGCCCTTCTCGTCCCACGCGTTTTGGATGAGCTCGAAGAGGGCGAACTCGACGCCCTTGCGTCGGAGCACCTTCGCGAGCCCGGCCCGATCTACGTCGAACCATTGACGGTTTGCCGCTGCCGTCCCAGCTGTCGTTTTCGTTTTCGTTTGCATATATTATATTAAAGCCGCTGGGGGGATTCTGCCACGAGTTTTCATCGTCATCCGGACTGCAAGAGGCCTCGGCACCTAGAGCACATCCAGCCGTGGAACCCGGCCGAGTTGCGGAAGTAGGCGACCGGCGCCGCCGGTACCTCAAGGCAGTCGCACCACTTTCCGCTGAGGAGACCGTAGTTGCGCGCCGCCGCGGCGAGAGCCTCGGGCGTGTGGTCGTTGGCCGTGAAGTCGACCGCGGCCGTCCTCTCGAGCGAGGTCGGGAACTTCACCTCGGCCAGGCGCTCGGCGACCAGCGCGACCAGCCGCGGCTCACGGAACTGGTAGCGGTCGGGGATTCCGAGGCAGTAGACCGTCTTGTTCGTCATCGGCCTCACCTCCTGGAAGGTCCGGTCGTCGGCGCACACGATCGCGTCCGCCCACCCGATCAGGTACTTGTCGAGGGCTACCGGCGAGTAGGTCGGCTCGGTGCCGCAAGCCCGCGCGTTGCAGTCGTAGGGCGGGTTGCTCAGCACCCACGCGACCGTGGGGCTGCGGAGCATCCCGCCGAGGCATACGCAGAGCACCCGGGGGTGGATGTCCTGCCGCTGGTGCGGGTTCTGGAGGTTCGCCTCCCTGCTGAACTTGTGATACTTGATGAGGTCACTCACAGCGCCTCCGTTCCGGTGGCCCGCCACGCCATCACCGTCGCCGTCACGAATGACGCCGCCGCGATGAGGCGCAAGGCCACCACTAAGATTTCAGTTTCGTAAGTAGTCATGGTTTGCTTCCTTTCTCACTTGATTAAATAGTTGACCCTCAGCAGCGCGTTCTTCGCGTGCCGGTGGCAGAGCGGGAGCGGGTTGCCGTGTCGGCGCGCCAAGGTCTCGGTGGCCTCCAGGTGTTCGGCCAGATACTCCAGCGCGGTCTTGACGGCCTTCTGCTCCTGTTCGTCGTGCGGGTTTATCGTGTTCGCGTTCACGTGTTCTCCCGCTTGAAGATCAGCTGGTCCAGCGTGCACTCGTCCTGCTCGACGTCGGTCCGCACGCGCATCAGGCGAGGCTGGACCAACCTCTTGCCGGCGCTCGCGTAGAGGTAGGCCACCTCGACGACGTCGCCCTCCGCGACCGGCGGTTTCCCGATCAGCGAGACGCTGCCGACGCTGACGACGACGCCGGTTCGCCCGGCCAGGAAGACCTCGACCGAGTCCTTCCCGCTCGCGCGCGGCTTCCCGGCGATCGCCGAGAGCGTCTTGACGAACTTGAACTTCTTGTGCTGGCCGTTGCGGCCGGCTCGGTGCGGCGCCCCGCGCAGCTTGAACACCACGCCCTCGCGGCGCTCCTTGATCTGCTGTTCGAGCGCCGCCGGCTTGAAGCTGCCCTCCCAGGTTGCGACGACCGAGATGTGCTTGAACTCGCGCGGCTCCGCGCTCTCGCGGTAGATCGCCTTGACGAGCCGGACGAACCGCACCTCGTAAGGGAGCCCGTGGATGTCGCCGTCCGCGTCCAGCAGGTCGCGGCAGACCAGCTTGTCGCCGACCAGCTCCGCGTCTATATGGAAGGTTTCGAGGTTGATCCGCGACAGCTCGTCGTGGAGTTCGGCTGGCAGCGGCACCTTCCGGCCCAGCTTGTTCAGCCCGAAGATCACCCCTCCGGCCTTCACGACCCCGCGCGAGTGGCCGTCGCTCTTGTCCTGCATCCAGTAGTCGGGGTCCAGGACGAGCGCCGCCGCCGCGCGTTCGTCGATCTCGGTGAGCAGCTCCTGCGATCGGACGCCGCCGCCAGTGGCCGGGAACTCCGGCGCCGCGACCGGAGCGCGGGATTCCCCCGCGCCTCGGACGTAGCCCTTCGCGACCTTCTGGGCGACCACCTTGTCGAATATCTTCTTCGCCGCGTCGTAGCCGACCGCGCCGTTCTTCGTCTTGACGTCGGTCGCGAGGGCGTTGCCGCGCCTCCCGTACTGCGCCGTCACCGACCAGCCGTCGCCGCTCCGGTCGAGGTTGATGTTGTAGACTTTGTCGCTCGACCCGCCTTGGGCGATGTCGCTGAAGGCGAGCGTCGCGCTCTCTTGCTTTTCCATCTTGTTTCCTTTCATTCTTTTAGCTTCCGAAGTTGTCGTAGTAGACCTTGTCCAGTTCCACCTGGAAGATGCGGCCGCCGTAGTGGACGAATGAGCCGCCGAACGTCGTCGTCGGGTCCGCGTACTCCTTGAGCTGCGCCTTCCATCGGTGGTACTCGGCCTTGAGCGCCTTGCGGGCGCCCTCGGCCGAGTCTGACACGACGGTCATGCCGTACCCGAATATGTCGGGCACGACCCCCATCCAAATCTTGCGCGCGGGCGCCGGCTCCGAGTTGACTCTGATCTTCTCGCCGGTGAACGCGTCCGTCGCCGTGTAAGTCTTCCTCATGGCGTCACCTCCAGCGCCTCCGCGATGTGGTCGGTCATCTGGTCGGTGGTCATCAGGTCGGACTGCGCGAGCATGTCCCCGTGCCGCTCCGTCATGAGGTAGAGCCGCGCCACCGTCTCCGGCAGTCCGGCCTCACCGTCGGTCACGACGAGCGAGAGGCCGTCGCTGAGCGGCTTCCGCATCCACTGGCATCCGCCGCCGGTGTCCTCCGCTGAGAACCCCCGCGCCTCCAGTGCTGAAATTAGTTTCTTGTCGACCGGGTCGGTCTCGTCGCTGTTCGCGGCGTCCGCGTCGTTTATGTAGGCGTCCCGCAGCTCGTCCGGGGCTGGCTCGTGCTGGTTACTCATTGAGCGCCTCCATTCTCGTTGACGTCCTCACCGCGACCGGCATCGGTTCCGCCTTCGCGGTGAACCGTCGGTCGATCAGCCTTCCGACCAGCTCCTCCGCTTTGCTGAGCCAGCGGTCGAGCCGCAGCTCGCCTGGAGTGAAGCTGGTTGGGTTCTTGATCTCTCGGAGCATCACGCGAGCCGCGTCGATGATCTCCGTCCGGCGGGTTGCCGCAGCCGCCGCTGCCAACATTTTCTGGCTGAGCCTCAGGGGGCTCTCTTTTCCGTATCGTGTCATATAGTATAATACGGCAAAACCGCGCTTTGTAAAGCGGTTTTTGCAAAAAAAGAAGGCCCACAACCGGCTGGATTCCAGTGCTTTGTGTGCCGATTGAATTATTCGGTCGTGGCCGAGTAATTCGCCGCCGCCGGTTCCAGCCTCAGAACTCGACCGTCGGGCCGCCGTAGAAGTGGCCGGCGTATGCCTTGCCGACCCCGCGCATGAACGCCTCGGGGTCGCGCTCTGCGGTGACCTGCCGCAGCCTCCCGTCGTGCCCCCTCACCATGATCGGCAGCGCCATCATCTCGACGAGCCCCGGCCCGCCGCTGACGACCTCCACCTTCCCGCCGGTCGTCCAGCGGACCTCGCCGACCTCCTCCGACGGGGGAGGCGCGTCCGAGTAAGAGTAGAATTTCACTCTGAGGGTCATGGTCAGTAGAAGTGGAAGTCTTTGACCCCCGGGCGCCACCGCTCCCACTGGGTTTCGCTGATGTCGATGTCCCTGAATCTATTCGAGTTGTTGAGAAGCGCCAGCCGCAGCCGCGCGCCCTCGACCTCGCTCGGCGTGAATCCGTTCGTCGAGAGGTAGTTCGCGATGTCGTCCCACCTGGCCAGCCAGCCCTCGACGATCGTGTCGGGGATCGCCAGGTCGAGCTGCTGCGCCGCCGCGAACGGGTGCGACCTGAAGTCGGAGAGCGCCATCGGGTCCCTGCCGAAGTTCATCGCCTTGGGGAACGAGTAGCCGCTGTCGGTCAGGTGCAGACCGAAGTCGGTGTTGTCGACCCGGAAGTTCTTCGGGTGCCGGTCCTGCTGCCCGGTGAAGAAGTCCCACGCCGCCGACTTCCCGACCGAGTCCTCGTTCTGGTAGCGGTCGGCCTTCTTGTCGATGTCCGACGCGTCCTGCGAGTTGAGCACCTTCGACTGGGCCGAGCCGACGCCCTTGGTCGCGTCGGTGTACTTTGTCGTCGGCGGGACGATGTCCGTCGCGTCGAGCAGGCCGGCCAGGTCGGAGTTGGCGATCTCGCGCTTCCACAGGCCGTTGTTGTCGTGGTTGTTGATCGCGGGCCGGAAGCTCTGCTCGCCGCTCGCGGGCTTGAACAGCCAGTCGCTCCCGTCATTCGCCGTGACCCAGTAGGAGCTGTTGGACGCGGCCTCCGCGTTGCCCTTCAGCGGGAGGCCCGACTCCGCGCTGACCATCTGCTTGAGCTGCTCGTACATGCTTTGCTCGCCGGTCGTGAGCGCGGAGGTCTCGGTCGGCGTCGGGAGGACGATCGTCTCAGCGCCGTGGAGGATCGCCTCGCGCAGGTCGGCCTCGCTCGTCGAGAGCACGCGCGCCGGTTCCGGCGGGGGCGGTGGTTCCGGCGGAGGTGGAGGAGGAGCAGGCGGCTCGGGCGTCGGGGTCGCGATATCCACCCCGGCGGTCTTCAGGTCCGCGATCGTCAGCGGGCTGCCGGCCTGGTCGGTCAGCCCCGTCAGGTCGAGCTTGCCGGCCCGCCAGGCGTCGGCGCGGGCCGGGCCGAGGACCTCGTTCTGGAAGGCCTCGTCCTTGGTCTGGAGCCAGTCGTCGAAGGTCATCGTCCCGGCGACCTGGCCGTCCATGCTGGACCGGAACGCGATCGGGACCGCGTCGGCGGCCGCGGCCGCCGCGCTGTTGCCGTGCGACCCGGCCAGCTCCTTCCACGACTTGGTGATCGGGATGACGACGCACCGGCAGTTCCAGTGGGCCGGCGGCGGGGTGAAGTCCTTCTCGTGGCCGACCGGCAAGTAGTCGGCGTAGTCTGCGCCGCCGTCGCCGTCGGGGAAGTCCCACCGCAGGCCGTCCAGGGCGATGCAGATTGGGCAGGTCCTCGGGTCGAGGGTCGCGTGCCACTGGACGCCCTTGTTGATCGCGTCGTTGGCCGCGTAGATGTCCATCCGCGCCGCGTTCGAGACGCCGAGCGCGCTTGTCCGGGCCAGCGCCGCCGCCTGGTTGTAGCTGGCCGACATGATTCCGTCGCGGTAGTCGAGCGCCTGCGTCCCCCGGATGCGCTGGACCAGGTCCTGGACGGTCTCGCCCCTGAGCTGGCCGAGCTGCATCTCCTGCTGGAACCGCTGGAGGAGCGAGTCGCCCTGCTGGTTCCACCAGTCCCCGGCGAAGCTGCCCTGGATCACCGTGTCGGTCGCGGCGCGGGCGACCTGCGCCGGCGCCCACGCGACGCTCGTCAGGGCCGCGCCGATCGCGTTGTCCATCGCCGCTACGGTCTGTTCCACGGCGATCCTGGCGACGTCGACCAGGCCCTTGTCGCTCACCACGGCGATCTGGTCGTAGGCGGTCGCGATCGTCTGCTTGGCCTGCCGGAGCAGCGCGTTCAGGCGCTCGAGGGTGAAGGGCGTCTTCCCGACGCCGTCCTGGATGTCGGCGACCAGCTCGGATTCGAGCCGCCCGAGCATGTCGAGGACCGGCCCGAGCTGCCCCTCGCTCAGCCGCGCCAGGTTGACGGTCTGGACCAGCGAGGAGTCGAGGATCTTGGTCGAGACGTTGTCAGCCATCGAAGTCGGCCTCCCTGATCATGGCCAGGACCATCAGCCGGCCGCCGCATCCCGGGCAGGCAAGCCGCGCCGCGTGCTTGGGGTCGAACGCTACGACCTGGACGGCATCGCCGTTCTCGCACTGGGCGTGGGCGACCTCGAACCCCTCGGAGTAGAAGTAGGCGACGGCCGCTTTCCAGTTCCCGAAGTGCACATCAGCCGCCCTCTCCCGTCTGCTGGTCGGTCTTCGGGGGCTTGGGCGGCGGCGTCGGGGGCTTGGGCCCGGAACCCTTCGGGGCGGGCGGCTTGGGCCCTGCGCCCTTCGGCTGCGGTCGCGTCGGCGGCTGCGGGCCGCCAGTGCCGCCGGGCAGGGCGACCGGCCGGTTCGCCAGCGCGGCGATCTCGTCCTCGATCGTCCGCTCGCTGGAGATCATGCCTCCGCGCTGGAGCGCGTCGAAGTAGACCTCGTAGCTGATCGTCCCGGTGATGTAGGCCTGCATCAGCGCGGCCAGCATGGCCGGGTCGAGGATCTGGGTCGTGAAGTCGGTGTTGAGCTCGACGAAGACGTCCTCGGCGATGTCGCGCGGGTCCTCGACGCTGCGGTCGAGCCACCAGGCGGTCCGCTGCAGAACGCGGGAGAGGGTCTGCGAGCAGGCGATCGTCATGTCGGTCAGCGCGCTCACCTGGCCGCTCTGCCGGATCTGGACGGTCTGGAAGGCCTCCTGGCCGCCGGCTCCGCTGCCTTGCCGGGTCAGCATCTGGGCGCCGAGCGCGGCCATCTGGCGCTCCTTCTCGGCGAGGCCGTTCTCCAACGACTCGAGCGCGCTCGACGACATCTGCAGGAAGTCGGCCTTCGCGGTCGGCGTCTCGGTCACGATCGCCTTCGACGCGCCGAGGACGTAGTCGCCCTTCATCGGGAAGCCGATCAGGACGAGGGTCGGGCAGCCGCAGACGTGCCGCCCCTGCTCCAGGTCGGCGTTGTTCATGTAGTGGCCTATGTTGACCGCGGCGACGTCTTCGAGCGGGATGTTGACCAGGTCGGCGTCCTCGCCGTCGGTGTTGTGGAAGATGAAGGGAATCTCCTGGAGGTTCTCCAGGCCGCGCATCGGGACCTTCTGGTCGACGACGTCGAAGGCCGAGCCGCCGCCGGTCAGGTTCGGCTTGCGCTGCGACTTGGGAGCGCCGGGCGCCTCGGCCGCGGCGCGCGACTGGTAGACGGTGACGCTCACGTAGGGCTGGCCGCCCGGGGCGTCCTGAACCAGGCGGATCTCGCGGTACTGGGTGCGCTTCTTCGCCTTGTAGTCGTCGGCCGTAGCCGATGACGTGATCTCCTCGGGGGCCTGCTCCTTCAGGACGAGCAGCGCGAGCATCGTCTTGCCGTTCACCCGCGCGTAGCGCCAGTTGACGATGTCCTCGGTGTTGTAGTTCACGAGGAACGGCCGGTCCTCGTTCGCCGGGCTGTCCCAGTCGACCAGCGTCCCGGTCCGGCCGACCGAGAACACCTGCTTGACCACCTTCTTGCAGTAGTCGAAGAAGCTGACGCCGGTCATCGTGCAGTCCTTCATGAACTCGGCCATCGTGTCCGGCGTCTCGAAGTCCGGGTTGTTCCAGAAGACGAATCCGCTGAAGGCGTGCAGCGTCCGCTTGGTCCCGTTGAAGAAGGTCGCCCGCTGGACGTAGGCCGTGTACTCGGAGTCGTCCTGCTGGAACAGCCTCGGCAGGTACCTCTCGCCCCGGGCCTTGACGACCCGCGAGCCGTAGAACGCGCAGTCCCTCACCAGCGTGACCGCGTTGATCGTCTCGTCGTACTGTGGGTGGTGAGAGTCGACCGGCATTAGCTCGCCTTGGGTTTCACGGCGAGACTGTTAGCCGTCGCCACGCCATTGCGCAAGCCGAAACTCTCGGCTGGGCGTGGAAACGCCGGCGCCTTTTCAGGGCGCCGGCGCGCTTGATACGCAGGGTTTGTTAGCCCGACGGCTTCGCGTGCTTCGCGTGCTTCCTCATCGCCTCGGCCGGGGCCGGGGCCGGGGTCGGCGGGTTGAGCTTGTTGGTCTCGTCCGAGAGCGCCTGCGCCGCGTTCAGGACCGCCGTGTCTTCAGCCGTGAAGTCCGCCGGCTGGATGTTGGCGAGCTGGTTGTCGACCGCTTGGATGAGGTCGCTTTGCTTGCCGAGCATGGCCGCGAGGTCCGCGTCGAATTGCTGTTGTGATATTCCCATCTTGATGACCTTTCTAATTCCCCTGATGATCAGGTTCAGTTTCTCTTGAACGGTGGATGTCCTCCGCCGTTTCTTCCGTTTCTTCACCTTAGACGCCTATGCCCCGAGCGGCGGGGTGTCAAGCGGACTTTCATCCGAAGTCGATCGCCAGGACGGGGTGGATCTCGACCGCGTTCGGCGCCGCGCCGTGCTGGTTGTGCGGCCAGTCGAAGAACGTCACCCCGGTCACCGTGGCCGGGAGGCTGCACTCGACGAAGGGCGGAGGCTGCTTGCCCTTCACCCACGGGAGCGGGACGTAGCCCGTCTTCGCCAGGAAGGCGTCGCGCGCGGCGGTCACCTTCGCCATCCACGGCGAGGACGCCATGTTCTTCTTGCCGGCCAGGTTAGCCATGCAGCACGGGCAGGGGATCTCGGCGATCATCGTCTTGCCCGCGGCCGACAAGACCAGGTGGATGTCGGAGTCGTTCTCGGCGCGGTAGGCGACTATGGTCGCCTTGACGGCCACGATCTCGGTCTCGTGGACCAGCCGGTAGTTGATCTGCGGCGGGTACTTGAAGCGCCGCTTCGGAAGCGGTGCCACGAGTCGGGACAGGGTGCCGACGTCGGAGTAGCCGAGCGGCTTCACGTTGGAGGCCGTCGCGTCCTGGCCGGTCTTGACCGCCCATCGCTCCCAGCCGCAGTGCTGGGCCGGCGAGGAGATCGGCTCGTCGGCCGCGGCGCGGACTCCCTCAGCGCGCGCGCAAGAAAGGATTATGTAAACCAGGCCGGCGAGCAAGATCGCGAGGACGATCAGCTTGACGACTCTCGCCGCCCTCACAGGTCCACCTTCGCGTCCACCTCGTAGTCGCGCCAGCCGTCGTCCGGGTCGCCCTGGACGTGGATCGAGATCTGCGTGACGGCGAGGTCCGTCGCCTGAGAGAAGCCGGCCAGCGCGGCGGCGATCGCCGACTTCAGCTTCTCCTTCTCGGCCTCGACTTGCTTCAGGTCCATCGGCACCTAGACGCGGGCCGGGCCTATCAGCCCCGACAGGACCCAGAAGGCCGCGCCGGCGCAGAGCCAGTTGGGTTCGCCGCCCCGGATGAGCGGGATGATCGCGCCGAGCGCGAAGCAGGTGAACGCCGCCCACAGGCAGAGCCGGGGCGCGGTCACGGTTTCACCCCTCGGGCCGCCCAGTGCGCCCGCAGCGCCCCCCTCAGCTTCCCGAGACGTTTCGGTCGCGGCGGACCGCGCCGACCTTTCTTTTTCTTGGTCATAGGTTTCACTTCCTTTTTCGACCGCGTTTCGCCAGCCGCGCGAACCGCTTAGCGCCGTACTTGCGCCGTCCGATCCACGCCGCGAGCGAGCTGGACATCCCGCCGCGCCGGAGCTTGGCGAACCGTCCCCCGCTGCCCAGCCGTGGCATCCTGGCGGCCTTGCGATGAGCTTTCATTGTTGCCATTGCGCTGTAATTCGCGCGCGACCCGTCGGATGTCAAGTGGACTTCAGCGCCGCCGCCACCCGCGCCCCGAGCCAGCGCGCGACCGGGACGGTGACCGCGTTGCCGAGCATCCGGTAGCGCGACGAGTCGCTGACCTCCTTGTCGTCGGCGCCGTGGCGCGTCCAGTCGTCCGGGAAGCCCTGCAGGCGCTCGCACTCGCGCGGGGTCAGCCGCCGGACCGACATGGCCGTGGCGATCCTGCGCGAGTGCGTCTGCCCGCCGGACGAGTTGTCCCCGAGCGCGTAGGCCAGGTCTTCCTGGACGTCCAAAGACCGGCCGCCTTCGCGGGTCCTCTCGGCGAACGCGACCGCCACCTGGCCGCCGCCGTTGATGTGCGACTCGTCGAAGTTCATCGACCGCAGCGTCGGGGACCCGTCGTCGGTCGCGTCCTGCCCCGAGTCCTTGCAGGTGAAGCCGATCGCGTGCTGCTTGCCGGACTGTAGCGTGAACATCGGGTCGCCGTCTTCGCCGACCCCGGCGCCGGCCTTCGGGTCTTGGTTCTCGCCGGCGCGGCCGCCGGGTTCGAGGATAGGGACGTAGGTCTGGTATCGCCCGTCGTTGTGGCCGGCCGGCGCTGCGTTGAGGCACTTCGAGACCTGCGGGATGTAGGTCTGGTCGCTGCCGTCGTTGTAGCCGTCGCGCTCAGCGTTCACGGCGCGGGCGACCTCCGGGACTAGGAACCCTTCTCGGTCGGTGCCGGACTTCTTCCCGTGCGTGCGACCGCCAGCAGCGCCGCCCGTAAGGCTTCCGGCAACGCCTTCCCCCGCGCCTCGGACCGGCGGAGTATCCCCGCGCACGCTCTCCGGCTCAAAGAGTACTTGGGCGCAACGTCCGTCTCCAAGACTGCCGACAATGAACACGCGCTCGCGCCGCTGCGCCACTCCGAAGTGTTTAGAGTCCAGCACCGCCCACGCGACGCAATACCCGAGTTCCGAAAGCCCTCGAACGACGGTGAGCATATCGCGCCCTCCGTCATTGCTGAGAAGGCCGGGCACGTTCTCGACGACGCAGACGCGCGGCGCAAGCTCCGCAAGAACTCGATGGAACTCGTGCCAGAGCCCGCTTCGCTTTCCAGCCAGGCCCGCGCGGCGTCCTGCCACGGATAGGTCTTGGCACGGAAATCCCCCGCAAACAACGTCAACTCGCTCGTACCGATCGGCGGTGACTTCCTCGACGAGCCGGCCGCGCCTGGTCCCGGGCCAGTGCCTGCGGAGGACGCGCTCGCAGCTGGCGTCCTTCTCGACCTGCCACCTGCCTTCGAGCCCGGCCCGGTCGAACCCGAGGTCGAACCCGCCGACGCCGGTGAAGAGCGAGCCATAGGTCGTCACGAGCCCCCGTCGTTCTTGTCCGAGATCAGCTTGTCCACGCGGTCGCAGAGCGTCCCCGCCTGCTCCCTGAAAGTCTTCACGCCCGCGTGGCCGTAGCCCTGCAGGTTGGTCCAGTAGCGCGTCCGCCTCTCGCCCTGTATCGCCACGACCAGCATGTAGGCGACCCCGAGCCTCGACAGCTGCTCGGCGACGTCCTGGAACGGGTCGAGGCTGCCCTGCCACACCGGCGCTCCCGCCGGCCGGACGACGACCTTGCGGCCGTCCTTCGCGGTGAACCCGACCTCCTCGCCGCTCTTCCACTTCTTCGTGCAGTCCTCGCACCTCGGGTCGGTCGGCTCGGGCTTCACGACGTTGGTCAGGAACACGCGCTCGCAGATCGGGGCCGCGCTGCCGGTGTCGTCCACGATGCAGATGTGGGCCGTGTCGGTTTGAAGGGGGCGGAGCCAGTCGAGTCTCATGTTCAGTTCAGGATCGCGAACCCGGCCACGAGCATCACTGCCCCGGCCACGACCAGGAACGCGCCGCACACCACCAAGTTCACTCCCAAGATTATCATGGGCGGGGTTTCGTTTGCATGCCTGGTTACTACATCGTCCGGGGCGTCGGCGCCATCTGTTTTTCAGTCGCCGGTCCCGCGCTCGAACGCCTCCTTGATCCTGCGGTTGACCTCGTTGATGAACTGCGTCGGGATGCGCGTGGTCTGCCTAAATCCGGAACCGTCCCTCTTCTCGCCGATCCAGTAGAACGGCGGGACGGTCGGGTAGACCAAGTCGTCGACCTGGACCTTGGGTCCTTCACCCCAGTCGACGCTCATCGTTCCCGCCATGCCCTCCCATCTGCCGACCGCGTCCATGAAGTTGAGCTCCGGGACGACGGTGCTCGAGTACTTGCCGCTCGTCGCGTGCACCCCCAGCCGGATCGCGCAGTGGTAGACGACACGGCGAGGGAGGTGGTTCGCCAGCCAGTTGTAGAATCGGTCTTTCGTTTTGCTCATAGCTGGTAGTTCACGCGCGCACCTCGACCTTCACCGGCTCGCCGCCCGCGTCGCGCGCCCCGCGCTCGCTCAGGTAGACGCGCCCGACCTTCCCCATCAGCCAGGCGCGCAGCCGGCCATGGACGCTCGCGTAGACGTGGCTCTTCTGCTTGGCCATCTGCAGGGCGCGCGTCGCCGCCGCCATGATCTGCTGGTCGCGGGCCTCGCGCTCGGACGCGGTCGGCGTCCTGGCGCTCCAGATGATCCGGTCCTTGCCGACGCGGCGGATGTCGACGATCACGTCGCTGTGGGCTATCCCGGCGGACTTGGCCACCTTGTCGATGACCTCCTCCTGCTTGGCCCTCAGGTCGCTCAGCGGCATCGAGTTCATGATGGTTGAGAACCGACTTCCGAGACCGGCATGGCTCGGACTCGACACTTCTCGCGAAGCCGCCCTTTGCGCCGCGACGCATACGTCGCCTCGGATGTCGGCCTCGGGAGTCGGTTGTTTTGGTTCGTCATGTTTTGCAAGCCGCGATCACCGCCTTGACGCCGGCGCCCGACGGAAGCTCCATCAGCCTCGCCTTCAGGTCGTAGGCCTCGGTGTAGCCCACCGACTTGGCGACCCGGACCAGGATGTCGTCGCCGCTCCGGGCTATCGTCACCTTCCGGGACGGAGCCCGCAGGCGCTTCAGCTCGCGCTCGATCTCGCGCTTCACGTCCTCGGTCTCCCCGAGCACGCGGCGGATCGTCGTGCCGTCGTCCGCGACCGCGTAGCGGTTGCCGCTGCTGTGCTCGATCACCTTGCCGGCCTCGGGCGTCCAGACCTTGCTCCCGGCGCGCGGGCGCGCGGCCGACCTGTCGGTGATCTTGCGGAGTCTCATGTCTTCCGCACCTTAAATCGTTTCGCGCCGGCGACAAGCGCGTCGACCGTCTTCTTGAGGACGAACTGCGTCACCGCGAGCGGGAAGTTGTCGACGTTCACGTCGAGGGCGAGCACCGTCACACCCCTGCCGAGCAGCCGCGAGACGTTGCGGGCCACCTCCGCCAGGTCGCGGCCCGCGTCGGCCAGCTCGCGGAAGATCACCAGCTTCGCCCCTCGCTGCGCGAGCATCTCCTCGAGGTTGGCTCCGCCGGTCGCCGGGCCGTCGGCCCACCAGCGGACCGAGTCGGAGACGTGGAAGCGGGACTTCACCTTGCGGATGAACGCGGCGAGTTCGTCCTCGCTCCCGGCCCGGCAGTATGCGTGCGAGTCCTTCACTCGGGCTCGACCTCGTCGCGGACCACCTTCTCCTTCTTCAGCTCGTAGGTCCTTCGCCGAACCTGGTGGACCGGCGGCTGGAGCCCCTCCTCGACCAGGTCGAACGAGGGGTGCTGCACGATGAACACGAACGCGCCGCGCATGAAGTCGTTGTGGACCGACAGCACGGTCGCGCCCTCCGGCAGTTCGATCATGGTCAGCTGGACGAACGAGTGGGACTCGGGCGGCGGCGTCAGCATGTTCAGCATCGTGCCGTGCGGTATCCGCACCACGCGCACTCGTTTCAAGTCTTCGTTGTTCTTTTTCATTTGAGTTGTTCCTCCGCGTTCTTCCACGCCGCGATCGGGCTGCGCGCCGAGGGCGCAATCGTGATCGTGCCGCGGGGCACAGTGGTGATGCCTTTGACGACGTAGCCGCCGGTCGCGAGCTTCTTGCACCGCGCGCCTGGCCGCGCCGCCTGCACGGCCGCCTTAGGGTTTTGTTTCCCGTTCATGGCTGGGTCGAGTCCCACTCGTCGAGCGGCGCCGTCACGTCGTCGGGGTGCCGCTTCCCGAGGCCGTAATGGCGTTCGAGCTGGATGTCATAAGGCACGATCTCCTTCATCGCCGCGCGCTGCCGGTTCAGGTGTGTTATGCGTCGCCGCAGGTCGTTCTCGTGGCTCTCGGTTTCCATGTCGCGCGGTCAGGTGTTCACAGCTTCGGTTTCCTGAACTCGAAGCCGCCGCCCGGCAGCATCACGCAGACCAGGCCGCGCTTCTTAGCGTAGCCGATCGCGCGCTCGTCGACGCCGGTCGGGTCGGCGTGGTGCGACCCGCGGCGCGGGAAGGCCCGGTTCGCCTCGTGCTCGCTCATCCGGCACGCGCCGGTCGGCACGCGACCGAAGTATTCCTCCATGTCGTGCAGCTCCATGGAAAGTTCACCTCACCATGTTGGCGGCCCTGCGTCCACGTTCGGTTCCATGCTTTTCAGTAAGGCACCGTGGGCGCGCTTTGTAAAGCGGAAGTTTCAGCCGTCGGTGAAGCCCGCCGCGTCGTAGAACTTCCGCGCCCGCTCGGCCCCGGCGTTCACGGTCACCGGCCGCTCCCACATCTTGAATCGGACGTTCATCTCGCGGACCAGGCGGCGGCCGACTCCGACCCGCCTCCAGTCCTCGTGGACGAACACGCTGAGGTATGGCCGCGCGCCCTCGGGCCGGCAGACGGTCAGCCAGCCGATCGCCTCGGAGCCGATCGACGCCACGACCGTGGGCGGGTCGTGCCTGATCGCGTCCCGGCGCATCCAGCCGCCGCGCAGCCCGAGCCTCATCAGCTGGGCGGTGACCTCCGAGGGGACGTCGCTCAGCCGGTCGAAGGACCGCAGTCGGATCGCCGGCAGGTCTGCTTTCATGCTGGGGAACATGCCACGCCTTCAGCCGCCGCGCACGTTCCGGACGGACGGGTCCAAGTGCAGGTGCAGGGGCATCGTCGCCACGCGCGGCAGGATCCGGTCCAGCTCGCCCCACCTCATCCGGAACCAGATCCCGTGGTGCGCGTCGATGAACTCGCGCCCGAACTTCATGAAGCCCATGAAGCCGCGGATGTCCACCTTCCTGTCGAGCGGCCCGTAGTAGACCGAGCACCACGGCCGCGGGCAGTCGCGCAGCGCCTCGACCGCGCCGCGCCCGAAGACCATGTCGTGCTCGACGTTCAGGAACGCCTCGCGCTCGCGCCAGCGCGCGGCGAAGTAGCGGCTGTAGGCGTACTCGTCGAGCAGCGGAACGAGGACCGGCGCGTGCGGCCGCGCGGACTCGTAGGTGTCCGCCCTCAGCCTGGTGAACGGGACGAAGACCCTCATCACATCACCCGGACCCGGCCGGCCTTGAGCTCCTTGTACTGGACGGCGTAGGTCACGCCGTCGAAGGCGTGGATCTCGCTCTCGTCGCTCACGTCCTCGCGGTCGCCGGGGTCGCGCATGATCCTCGGGATGGTCCTGATCGCGTTCACGCAGCGGCGGAAGAAGACGATGCCCGGCTTCTTGCCCCGCTCCTTCGAGCTGGGCTTGAGCAGCCGGTGCAGGTCCTGGACGCGGGCCTTCCGGCTGCCCGGCCACTTGTCGACCGGGGTCCAGGCGCAGCCGGCCCGGTTCATCTGGTCGCCCCGGGTGATCTCGGCCTGGCCGACGTTGGAGAACGCGCTGGAGTCGTAGTTGCCGCGCAGCGGCTCCTTGTTCAGGACGGTCGCCTTGCGCGCCGCGTCGTAAAGCGCGATCGAGCGGTCACGGTCGAGCACCCGCTCGGCCAGCTCGGGCGCCGTGAGCCCGGCCTGGTAGATCTCGCTGACCACGTAAATCGTCGCGGTGTCCGGGTCGCGGGTCAGCCAGTAGACCGCGCTCGGGCTCGCGAAGCCGTCGTCGCCGCCGCGCCAGATCGACCAGCCCATCGGGACCGGGAACGGGTCGCAGACGTGCCAGTCCACCGCGCGCCCGTCGACGACGAGCCCCTCGTGCCACACCTCGCCGAACATCGAGCCGGCCACGATGCTCCAGTCGCCGTCGCGCATCGCCCGGACCAGCACCGGGTCGCCCGCGACCGAGAGCCGCTCGATGTAGAGCGGGTCGTTCCTGAGCAGCTCGGGGTTGTCGGTGTAGAGGGCCGGGACGAACTGGCGGAAGCTCGCGCCCTGGCCGGGGTCGGTCGCCCGCACGATGTTGAGCGGGCCGAGGTCGACCAGGCGCGACTTGATGAAGTCGTGGCCGACGCCTCCGGGGTTCGCGCCGTAGAGGACGAAGGGCAGCCGGTCGGCGAGCGGGAACTCGCGCGGCGGCGCCCAGCCGCCGAGCCGGACCGACATCAGGACGAACCGGATCTGGGTCTCGGTGAACTGGGTCGCCTCGTCGAAGGCCGCGCCGTGGATCGACATCCCCTGGTACTTGAACTTGTGCTTC